ACCGCTCAACTGGTAACTGCTCAATAAGTAAATATTCTAGTGGTAATTTTTCTACAATCGACTACAGTGGTTATGGTTGGTTTGATAAACCTTGTAGTAAAATGTGGTCAGAAGTTGATACACCTCATTTCTTAGAATTTAAAATAGCTTATTGGATTAAAGAATTAGAAATGACAGATGAGGAAAAGGAAGAAAATGAAACATATAAAACTACTAGTGGATTCTTAAAATCAGTGGATTATAAAACTGCTTGGAAAATATTCTGGAGAAGAACGGATGAAAATAACCGTAAGAAGTTTTTAAACCTTCCAAACTTTGATCCTAAAATCTTTAAAGAAATTACAGGAATAGACGTAGACAAAACACATACCATTAAAATAGATGGTAAAGAGATTGAACTATCAGAAGAAAGCTTTAAAGAGTTAAAGAAACAACTTACTTAACCATAAGACTATATTATGAATGAAGCACAAAAAAAAGAAATTGACGAAATGAGCCAATTCGGATTATGCCATCTATGGAGATTTGGAAAAAGTGATAACGCATTATTTCAAGGAGATACTGGAGATTATTTTCAAAAAATATTAAAAGAAAAAGGAGGATTCACTTCTGAAATTTCAAAACAACTTGGCTGGTAACTTATAACCTATCAAAGCCTTTACCCCAAACAGGATCTAAAGAAGTGGGGAGAATATATGAGTTATACACAATGTAAATTTTGCAAAAAATATAAAGGGCTTGGAGGAATGAGAGTGTTGGAATCAGAGCATGTAGACATTTGCATGTGTCCAAAGTGTTCAGAGATAGCCAGAAAGGTTGTGTTAGAGCATTTTAAAACCACCCCCACTTGTTAACAAAAACGCTAAAACGATTACATCTTAATAACTAATGTAAACTCAAATGAAACAATACGAACAACTTATAGATAGGCTTGCTGATAAGACGCTTAGTTTTGGGTGTCTTGTTCAAAATAATTGGTCAGATGTGCATAAGCCATATACATATATTGGCAAAGGAAGGTTTTGGAGCTTCCAATTTAAAAAAGAATTTATACCAACGAAAAGGAGAAGCGATGAGGATAAAGACCCATATAAAATCCTCGGACACCCTATCCTAATTGGTGATGTGCTTGAGGAGATGGGAAAGAAAGGATGTGGTGGCACAAGTCTGTGTAGGCTCTGGCAACCTCTCGGCTTCACTCGCTCTTTACAGGATATTTTCGAGATGAAAGATACTAAAAATATCAATCCTGATAAAGAAAGATTTATGAATACAACCACTAAACAACTCACCCCACAAGCCAGTGAACTACTTTTATTTCTTGAAACTATATTTAATGACTAACCAAACCAACGAGGAGATAATAGAGGAAATGGAAAAGGATTATAAACAATCAAAACCAACAAAGCCAATTAAAATCATCTGGTTCTGTGCTGATTGGATGAGGAATGTAGCAAGAGCTAAAGATAAAGAGATTGAACGATTACAGGCAATAGTATTTGGTAAATCAACAATAATATCTAATCAACAAGAACAACTTAAAAAATTAAACTTATGACTAACCAAATAAACAAACAAACCTATGACTAATATTGAAACCTACATCACCGAATTAGAAGAGCTCGAATCAAACCCTCAAATAAGATCAGAGATTAAGCTAATGAAAGATACTCGTAAGAGGATTGAGGACGGTTTACTGATCGATGAGGAAAAATTTGTTGAAGGTAGTAAGCAATTCCTTAAGATCAAAAGTAATTAGCTTTTGTTTTATTTGACTTTATTGTAAAATTAAGGCAACCAATTAATTAATTGCTATGACTAAACAAGCTAACTCAGCGATAAGCGATCAAGGAGGACTAATTAATAGTTCACCATCTTTAACAAAAGCTGACACAACTCAAGAGGAAAAAGACGGATGGGAAGAATGTTCAATCGTTCAGCCCCCTTATAACATTCCTGATCTTTTAGCGTTATATGAAAATAGTAATACTGCTAGAGCATGTATCGATATTCTAGCCACAAGTACGGTGAAGAATGGATATAATATTACATCAAGCGAAGAAGACGACCCGAACATCGACGAAGCAAAAGAATTTTTTGATGAGATTAATCCCGAGAAAACCTTTGAAGAAATTTTCAAAGATATGATTATAAGTTTAGAAACTGCAGGAAGTTCAGGAATTGAAATAGCAAGAAACAAAGCAGATAAGCAAACAGAAACAATGTACAGTATGCCTATCGGAACTTTGAGAGTTGGAAAGAAACAGAAAAAAGATGATGGAGGAACTTTATTTAATACCGGTGAAAGATTCGTTCAGATAGATTCAATCGACGAAGCAAAAACATATTATAATAAATACCATGCTGATATTGAAGATAGAACAGAAGAAAACAGCTATGATAGTGAGTTAAACGATGTGATGTGGTTTAAACTCGCAAACCCACGCGGAAGGTATTATGGTATATCCCCTTCAATTACTTTGCTTAAATCGTATCTACTTACTAAGTATTGTAATGAGTACAATATAAATGAATTTGAAAGAGGAATGTTACAGAAATTCGCTATCACGGTTGAAAATGGTAGATTATCCAAAAAGTCAATCGATGGTATAAAGGCATTCATGGATGAACTTCGTTCTTCAAAAGAATGGTCAAGTATTCCGGTGTTGCAAGCAAACGGAGCAGAAGCAAAGGTAAAAATTCAGAAGCTTACTCAAGACGTAAAAGAAGGAAGCTTTTTAAATCTCATGAAATATAACCGAGAGGAAATTTATGTAGGTTTTGGTGTTCCCCCTATTATGCTTGGTATTACAGAAACTTCATCACTTGCAAATCAAGACGCGCAGGTAAAAAAATTCTATGACGATGAGATTATTCCTCTTCAGAATATGACTTCAAAGCGTATTACTAATATGTTACGAAAGGATAAAGGATGGGAGAATTTAACTTTTACTTGGAATGTTCCTGACTTCAGCGACAATATTAAAGAGACTGAAATTAAGCTAAAAGAACAGGAAAAAGGAATATTAAGCATTAATGAAGTTCGTAAATCTCAAGGACTTAAAGCAATAGATGGCGGTGATGAGCCGTTCATCAATACTAACTTTGGAATTGTATTTATTAAAGACCTTGAAAATACAAACTCAGAAGAAACAATGGAAAGGATGATTAATGCATCCGGTGAAGCTTTTGTTAAAGGACTTCTCGATTATCGCGGTTCATTAACAAAGAAAATTAAAGAAGCGGCTATTAAAAACGGAACTGACGATAAATCTAACGAACCATATATAAATGAATAAAAATTCTTTTTATAATCAGCAAAGGATTAAGCATCCTGATCAATTTAAACACTCTACGGAGATTGATGAGAACGGAAAGAGGGTAAAAGCTTATTCCGGGATGGTCGTTCCAAAGAAAAAAAAAGCAATCCAAAATTCTAATTTCACACGTTAATGTGCATACATTGTCTACAAAAAGAAATGCGGAAAACGGAATCAGCGATTGATTTCATGATAAGCGATAAGATGGAAGTTCTTATGGCTCAATCAAGTTGTGCAAAGGCATGGACAAGCGCGCCACCAAGGATCACATATTTTGACTACCAACAACTTGAAAAACGCGTCTTACAAAATCAAAGGAAGATTAAAAGGGTTTATATGCAATGGCTTAAAAGATTCAATGAAAATTATCGTAATGTTACGGGTGCGAATATTTTTGAGTTTATACAACGCTTTAAAAAAGCTGATATATCGCTTGATGTTTGGGAATCGCAAGTAATAGCAGGAGTTACCGACCCAGCAGAAATGGAAACAGTTCTTTTGGATATTGTTAATAATGAACTCGAGATAGTAATGAAGCAGGTTGAGGAAACACTATTTACAGTAAACGGTGTGGTGATCGAAGGAGCGAACGAACCACCTCAAGCCGTTATTGATTTTTTAGAGGATTACGAATTAAGATTAAGTCAATCTACTGCGGTTCAAGTAGATCAAAGATTAAAGAATATAATTATTAATGGAGTAGCAGATGGAAAATCAACAGCAAATATTGCGAAAGACATCCGTAAGACTTTTAATACGCTTTCCAAATCGAAGTCGCAAATCATTGCTCGTACAGAAACAATTCGTGGTAGTGGTCAAGCTCAAAAAGGGGCGTACAGTAATGCTGGGATCGCAAAGGTTGCCGTAATGCCTGCCGTGACAGCGTGTCCAATATGCATGAGCGTTGCATGGAACAATCCGTATGACGTAAATGACAATGCGGCTTATCCTCCTTTCCATCCTAATTGCCGTTGCTCAGTCGTTCCAGTTCTTAGAGGATCAAACATTGTTGATGATATTAATGTGGAAGTTGTTGAACCAAGCCCAAACAGTCCTGAGAATCAATCATAGTTTTTCTTGCCATTTTTCTAAAATTTGCTTAATGTATAAATAGATTACTTTATAGCTTTTTATTTATGCCACTATTTACTGAATCATATATGGAGCGTTTCAAACAAAAGCGAGCCCTAAATATTAAGAAAAGAAAAGAGATTAATAGACGAACAGGAATAGTGAGTGTCGATGAAAGAGGTGTTCTTAAAAGAGAAAAGGTTGCTACCGTAGTTAAAGCCGAACAAACTCTCGAGGAAAAATTTGGAAAGTGTGGCGATAAAGGTTGCGACACAAAGAAGGGAAGCGGTGAAGGAGGAAGCGGAACTCAAAGTTCAGGTGGAGGATGTGGAGGTTCGATCTCTACCAATGATTTTAAGAACGGTGGAGTTAAAGGAAAGAAAAAAGTTAAAGCTAAAAAATCAATCAAGGTAAAGACAAAGGAAAAGGAAGTTAAAATTAAATTAAAAAAACCTGAACCAATTCATAAAGTTGCGATGTTTGTGCCTTTCTCAAAGGTTGACAAAGTAAAGAAATTGGTTGGAGGTATCGCAACAAGTGAAGCCGTAGATAGTTACGGTGATATTGTTCGTATAGAAGCCATTAAAAAGGCTTTACCATCTTATCTAGAGTTCGGTAATATTCGAGAAATGCACATGCCGAGCGCTGTTGGAACAATTAAAGATCATGAACTTAATGAGAAAAAGAAATATCTTTATATCGAAGTCAAGGTTGTGGATGATTCAGCATGGGAAAAGGTCTTAGCGGGTGTATATAAAGGATTCTCTATTGGAGGTAATGTCATCGAGGCAGTTCCATTAACGATAAATGTTCCTAAGAGCATGGTTAATGAACAAGGAGAGGTTGACAAGAAAAAGTTTAATGACTTTACGGCATCGAATAAAAAGAGTGAAGAAGAAATGATTGAGGTTTTTACCGGAGGATTTGATATTCTTAATTTAGAACTTATTGAAATTTCTCTTGTAGATCGTCCTGCGAATCCTGAAGCGCTTATTGATAGTTTTAAATCCGCAACTCAAACATTCGTGCCGGATAGAGCAATCGTAATGAAAGCCTTCAAAGATTTGACAAAAAAGAAAAGTTTTAATAGTTTTAAGTCAAGCCTTCAGAAAAAATCGAATTATTACAAAACAATTGAAAATTTATCCGTTAAATTTAGTTCTATGAATGAAAAACAACTAAAAAAGAAAGCACTTGGTGATTTGGTTGACTACTTCAAAGATCAGAATATTAATTTTGACTCTGATCAAATCAACAAATCAGCGAATCTTTCCTTAAAGGATATTTTCGCCGTAATCAACATCGCTGTCGAAAAAACCGTTGCAATCTGCAAAGATGAAGGTATCGTCGATAAAGCAGATGATGAAGACGACGAAGAATCCAAAGAAGTTGATGAAGAAGAAAAGGAAGACGACGAAGAGAAAAAAGAGGATAATGAAGATGAAGAAAAAGATGAGGAAGAAAAAGACGAAGACGAAGACGAAGAAGATGACGACGATGATGATGACGGCGAAAATGATGACGAAGAAGAAGAGAAAGAAGAAGAAGAGAAAAAAGAAGACGAAGAACCTGAAGGAGATAAAAAACTTGAAGCTGTTCTTAAATCTGCTATTGCCCCTTTGGTAAAACAGGTTGAAAAAGTTACTAAAGATTTATCTAAGATCAAAAAAGCAGGAAAGTCTAAATCTGCTCAATCAGAAGAAGAAATTATCGAGAAGAAAGTAAGCGAACCAAGCTTCAAAGGGATATTTAACTAATATATCCAAGTGATGTAACTAATACATCGAAATATATTTTAAATTATTAATTTTTACTTAAATGAACGAAAACGAAGTAACTTTACGCAAAATTTCAACAAGTGACTTTTCAGGCGGTGGTATTCTAAATGCCGCGCAGGCTAAAAAGTTCATCACTTTTGTCGTTGATGAAAGTGTGATGAAACGCCATGCTCGTATCGTAAATATGAGCGCACCAGTAATGGAACTTGACCGTTTACATATCGGTACTCGTGTTACTCACGGGAAAACTGAATGTATCGCTCCGGGTAGTGGTAGCTATGTGCAAGCTTCCGGTAGTCAAGTTGTTCTTCAGACAGTTGCCTTGGTTACACCTTGGGAACTTTGTTGGGAGCTATTAGAGGACAATATCGAGGGTGCAGGTTTTGAAGACACACTCATGAAAGAGATTGCGGCTCAAATGGCAAACGACATTGAAGAATTAGCTATTGATGGTAATACTTTAGACGTTGATCCTTACCTTGCTCTTACAGATGGTTGGATTAAACGTGCTATTGCTGATGGCGCTCACGATGTTGATTGTTCTGCTTTTACTAATAAAGCATTGAACAAGAACCACTTTTCAAAAGTGTTAAAAGGTCTACCAACTAAATATCGACGTAACAGGTCTAAACTAAGATTCTTTTGTAATCCTGATGCGGAGCAAGATTATCGTAATAGTTTGACCGGTCGCGATACTTCTCTAGGTGATAATGCTCTTGTACTGAATGACAACCTAAAGATTTTCGGTATTGAAATTGTACCAGTTCCTTTCCTAACGGAAGAAGCACTATTCTTAACAAATCAGGGTAACTTTATCATGGGTATTTGGAGGAAAATCCGAGTCGAGAAAGATAAAGATATATTCAGAGGTGTTAATCAATATGCTTTCCATCTTAGAATTGGATTCGCGGTTGAAAAAGGTGATGCACTTGCATACACAGATGACATTGTTATCTCAACAACCTTCTAAGTAGGCTATAAGTCAAACTTAAACATGGGGGCGGTAGGACATCAAATCTTACCGCTCTCCGTGACTCTAATTTTTAGCCTATGTCTACTTATTGCACAACACAGGACGTAAAAGATATTCTTGATATTTCAGTTACTACATACGACGCTATTATAGAAATGTTATGTGAAGCAGTATCAGATTTGATTGACGCAGAGTGTGGACAAGGTGGTGGTCGATTATGGTATGAAACAATCGAAGAACTATTTGACATGAAAGCAGGTGGATATATCGATGCTTTTGATTCAAGTGTTTTTTCAAATGTGGATGCTATTGCTAGTGCAGGTGTCAACTCACTACGCGATATACCGGGGAGTAAATATTTTCCCGAACGAACACCCGTTGTAACTGTTTCAGGCGTTTACACTAAAGATAGTGGTGGTGCTTGGGTTGCTGATACCAAAGATGTATACGCTTATAAAGAATACATCGCTTTTGATTGTCCATATTCATGCAATAAAAGACAGGGGCTAAAAATTGATTATGTCGCAGGATTTTTTGATGAACACGATGTACCAAAAGGATTAAGAACTCTTACCGCGCAGATCGTGGCGGATGAGTACACAAAGAATGATCTATGTCTTACTAAGTACGTTAAATCTAAAAAAATAGGTGGATATTCCATCGCTACCAATTTTATTGATAATAAATTCGGAAAAGGAACATTATTATTCGAAGAAGTTCTGAAAAAGTATCGAAGAGAAATAAATTATGGTAGCATTTAAATAACTTCTAATTTAATCAGTATGGCTAAAAAGAAATCTAAATTATTCAAACGTGAAGACGAAGGTCTTGACTTTAAAAAAATATCTACGAGTGATTTTTCAGGTGGAGGTATTTTAAATAATGAACAAACAAAGAAATTCGTTACGTTCTTAGAGGATGAATCTATTGTAATGAAACTTGCTACCACTAAAGTAATGAGTGCGCCAGTAATGGAACTCTCATATCTTTTAATGGACTCTGCACAGCTATTCGATGAAGGTGGTCATGTTATTAGAAGGAAAGGTGAATGTGTTGCTCCTCCTGCTAGTGGGTATGTTACTGTTTCAGGAGCTAAACAAGAACTTATTACTACTTCGCTTGTAGTTCCTATTGAAATTTGTTGGGAACTTATCGAGGATAATATCGAAGGTAAAAAACTTGAAGAAACACTTCTAAAACAGGTTGCTGTTCAGATGGCTAATGATCTTGAGGAATTGCTTATAAATGGTGATACAACTGATACAGACCCATTCCTAAGTATTATGGATGGAGTTAGAGCAAGTGATATTCCAAATGAAAATGAAGCTGATTGTTCAATGTTTACAAATAAAGTTTTAAACAAAGCGCATTTTAATAAGGTTCTTAAACACCTACCAACTCGTTATAGACGTAACAGAAGTCAGTTAGTCTTTGGTTGTAGTTCAGACAATGAGCAAGATTATAGATATAGCTTGACCGGTCGTGATACTTCATACGGTGATAATTCACTTATTAATGATGACCTTATAAAAGTGTTTGGTATTAAAATATTGCCTATTCCTGCCTTAGGCGATTCTACGCTTGTGCTTTTAAATCCAAAGAATATTATCGTAGGTATTTGGAGCAAATTAAGACTTGAAAGAGATACTGATATATTCGCAGGTAAAAATCAGTTTGCAATGCACATGAGGCTTGGATTCCTGCTCGCCAACCCATTAGCGATAGCAATGACTCATGATATTGTCCCGGGAACTATGTACTAAATAAATATGGGGGTATGGCATAGCGCCTACCCCCAATTCAAATTATTCTATCAAATTATTTTCTAATTATTTTACAATGGCTGATAAAAAAAAGACTTATTTTGAGACGAAGGATATAAACCTTACGGCTTATTTAATGACTCTCTCATACAAAATCGTTGATGTTAATCGCGAGAAAGGCGATGGCAGAACTGTATTTGTATTTGAAGATAAAACAAGTAGGCGTGTTGGTGATGTTCTTGCTTTCTACAATAACAAGGGTAAATTCCTTGATTATGTAAACGCTTGGAAAGATGCTAAGAATTTATTGCATAATTTTAATTCTGATCTAAATGGAAAGTAAATCGATTACTGTAAATATTGAGAAGCACGACACAGTTCGATTAGATGTTAGAGAAAAAGTTTTAGTTGTTGGTAAAGTTTTTGGTAAGGAGGATATTGTTTCAATGAACACGTATTATTTAGATTCACTTGATGATTCACTTAATATGTATGATTTTTTGAGGGATTCGAAGAAAAGTGGTACACTTAAAAATGTAACAATAATATAATGATTGGACTTTGCTTAAAACATAGGGTGACTTATACACATACAGAAGAGACAGGCGCTCAAGATGATTATGGAGACCCGACTTTATCTGAAACTTCTCATAGTGAAGAAAGGTGTTTCTATGATTTACCTAAAAGAAAAGAATTTTTGAAGAATGAAAGTAATGAGATTGGAGTTGACGCTATACTTTATTTATTGCCTGATACAAAAATGGCAGTAGGTGATAAAGTAACTCTAGTAAAGGATAAATACGGAGCGACTATTTCAAATCTATTAATGAGAGTCATAGATATTATTAGAGCGGCGGATGAAAATAAGGTTCATCACTTCGAAGCTCGTTTAGCAAAAATATAACATGAATAATTTGGTAGAAATTAAAAGAAAAAGATGTTATTGAAATAAAAAAATTATTGAAGACTGGATTAAAACAAATTGATATTGCAAAAAAATTTAATATTGCTAGAACAATAATATCAAGAATAAAAAATGGTCATATATGGAAATTTGTTAATATAAAACTATGATTAAGGTTCGCTTAAAGGTTAAATTTGATGCTCGTGCTTTGAAAAGCAAATATAAAAAAGCCACTACAAAAGGGCTTGAAATGGCTATGTTCGGATGGGAAACAGAAGCGAAGAAGATTACTACAGTGGATATGCATGTGGTAACGGGAAGATACCGCGCTTCGATCAATAATAATCGTTCAGACGGTCTAGCACATCCAACAGTAGCAGAAAGTCAAAGTGGTGATGGAATACATGAGAAGTTTGCTTATAACAGGTTCGACGGTGGGTCAAATGTAGAATACGCTTCATCGCTCGAAAAGCGCTTTCAGATAATGACAAGAGCGTTGGACAACTCACGGGGTCACATGTTACAATTATTTTCAGAAACAGTAGCCAAATATATATGAGCGTTATATCACATGACATATCGGCAAAATTAAGAACTTACCTTCTTACTTGCACAGCTTTAACGGCAGAGATAGGATCGCGCTTATATGTAGGTCAGTTTCCAAAGAAAAAAGGCGTAACAACTAGCAATCAAGCAAATTCAAAGGTTACTTTCAAGCAAATTGGAGGTGATCCTAAAGGTCAAAATTATAGGATGATGTTTACCGTCCGGGCTAATTCTTTGAAGAAAGCTCGAGAGATAGGATTCATCATATCGAATGCCTTGACTAATGTTTCGTTCGACATAAGCACAGCAGGACAAAATTTGTCTTATTGGGCTGAAAACGAAGGTGGCATTAATGATTCATTCGATGAGAATACTAGCAATTCTGAAGTATTCTTTAATATCGGGTTCACATCAATTTTTTGAAGGCTTCAAAAGATTCTAAGAAATCGAAATATATTTTTTATATCTCTTAATTGAACTACTTATGAGTCAATCAGGAAAAAAAGTAACAGACTTAAATAATATTTTTGGTGGAGGAGCGCGTCTTGTTTATGCAAATGATGGCGTGACAAAACCAACTCAGTTATCAGCTCTTCTTAATCCTACTACCGGTGTTCTAGCCTCAGGTTGGAATGACCTAGGTGCTACGGATGGAGGACTTGGACTAACTCGTTCATACGAGGCTGAAGAGTGGGAAGTTGATCAAGTTCTAGCGGCTATTGATGAGTTCATCACCGCATGGAACATGACAATCGAAACTAATCTTGCTGAGGTGAGTCTGAAGAACATTCAAATTGCTTGGGAAGGAACAGTTCCAATTCTTACAAATGCAGTACCGACTCCGGATGAAAAAGCATTGTATATTGGTGATCCAGACTGTCTTACCGAACGAATGGTTGCGTTCATCGTTGATAAACGTAAACCAACTTGCGGAGGTACAGGTTATATCAGAGCTTATGTATTTTGGAAAACAAAGTACAACGGTGCTGATAGTGAACATCGTTTTGAGAAAGGTAATAAGGCTCTTATTCCTTTATCTCTTAAGATTTTGCCTGATACCGACGAAACATCAGAACGACGCTTTGGTGTCATTCTTGATCAAGTCGTTGCTTAAGCATTACTTTTATACGGGGCGGGTATCCCCCGCCCCAACTATCTAATTATTTCTAACATATAAAAAGTATGAGCGAAGAAAACTCACTCAAAAAAACTTCTTTTGAGGTTTTAGACCCACCTGAAAGAACAGTAGATTACGGTGGAAAAACATATAAGCTTAAGCCATTAAGTATAAGCAGGACTCTCAGAATAGTTCGGCTTATTTCCCATAAGGTCACTAAGTTTTATGATGTTTTTAAAGAAAATCCAAAAGATTCAATTGACGAAAAGATTTTAAAAAGCGTCGAGCTTATCGACGACGCAACAGTTATAAAATTGACTGCGATCCTTCTTGCTGTTACCCCCGAGGTAGCAAAAAAAGGGTTTCGTTTAGCCGATTTTTTCGCTTTACTTCGGAACGTCATCGAGTACGAAGACATCGAGAAGCTTTTTTTCGAAGTGAGCCAAATAGTGACAAGCCTCAAGAAATAAGAAAGCATCCTGTCGATTGGTTAATGGAACTTGTGGATATTATCAGACATCAATATAAGTATAAAGATGAATACATTATTGAAAAAAGTTTCACTTGGTTGTATAATGCAGTTGCTCTGATACAACGAAGAAAATATAACGATAATCTGACACAAGCGATTCTGATTGGTAAGGTTGTAGGCAAACTATTTGGCTCTAAAGATAAAATTGAATATTATGATGAGCTTAACCAACAACCTAATTTTATAGAAGAAGAAGATGATGTTGCTGACGTAGAAAGTTTGAAGAGCGTTGGACTCGGTAACTAATATCTCATGGCAAAAATTGGTTCAGCTTCGATTGAATTTACGGCTGAAGACAGGAATGTCGAATCGTCTTTTAAAAAGCTAGAAAATAGCTTTATTAAGCTACGAAAATCTGGCGATGTTTTTCAGGCAGGAGTTGGAAAGTCTACAAAGGCAGTTACGGGCTTAGGGAATAGTTTCACATCACTTGCGAAAAGTGTCGGTGGGGTTATAGTTGCTTACGTTGGATTGCGTAAGGCTTTTGATTTGACCATCGGGTCAACAATAAAATTTCAACAAGAGATTGCAAATATTAATACATTGCTTGGTCTCACATCGGACGAGGCTGTAAAATTTGGTGATGATGTTCGCGCAATTGGGAAAAGAGTTCCAATAGATAATGCGCTACTCACACCTGCTCTTTACGATATAGTTTCTTCCGGTATTTCAGATACATCTAAGGCATTGCAAATATTAGAAGGTTCAGCGCGGCTGGCAAGTGCTGGTCTTGGTACAGTTCAACAGGCGGCAGATTTAGTAACGTCCGCGACAAACGCATTTAATCTCGAAGGTGAACAATTGGACAATGTTTTTAACACAATATTCCAAGCTGTAAAGACAGGTAAAACGACTATTGCAGGATTGTCAGATGGTTTTGGGGCTGTTGCCGGTACGGTTGCGGCGGCTGGAATTGAATTTGATGATTTCCTATCGTCCGTTGCGGCGCTTACAACACAGGGTTTACCTGCGGCTCAAGCATATACATTCCTTAGAGGTGCTATCGTTGGTCTTACAAGAGACTCAACGCGCGCAGACGGGGCTTTGGCAAAATTAGGATTCGATACATTCCCCGAACTTGTTAAGCAGTCAGGAGGGCTGTCAAATGCTTTAAGAGCAGTTACAGGAGCGTATGACGGTAATGAAAAGGCGTTATTAAAGGTTTTCGGAAGAATTGAGGGGTATAATGCGGCGATTGCACTATCCGGTTCAGTACAGGAAGCTCAGATCAATACATTAAAAGCGATGAGGGAAAACCTCGATAGTCTTGATATAGCATTCGAGACTCAAAAAGGTACTGTTATCGGTCTTGCTAAGATTCTAAAAAATCAACTCACAGATGTTTTTCAAGATATGACCGAGAATGTTTTACCTAGTTTTGGTAAATTTTTATTATTTATAGTAGAAAACTTTGATGAACTTAGGGGAAAAGCGACTCAAGTGACACAAGAAATAGTTGCTTTGGTTAAACCATTCATTGATTTAGGCATTGCGTTAGTTAAAATAAGTGGCTCTATTATAAAAGTAGTAGATGAGTTTGTCGGGCTAAAAAATGTAATTCAATTTGCCGGAGCGGCGTTGGTTGCATCCTTTGGCGTGTCAAAAATAAGGGGAATTATAGCTTCCTTTTCTGCTTTAAATGTAAGCATAACGGCTTATTCTTTAGCATTAAAACGCGCTCAAGTGGCGAATGTTCTTGCTGGAAATTCAATAAGTAAGATTGGAATTTCTCTTGCATCACTATCAAATCCAATAGGGATAGCAGTTGCCGGTTTTACTGCACTTACTTTTGCATATATAAAACTAAAAGGAAGATCGCTCGAGGTTCAAAAGGCTTCTGAAGATTTGGCAAATTCATTAAAGGATATTGGAAAGGCTGGTTTTGATACTCAAGATTTCGAAGATAGCATTGATGGTCTTGTGGAAAAATTAAGAAAAGCACGCGATGAAATGGGGTTGGTTATTTCCGGCAGAGATCAAATGGAATTTAATGTTGAATTTGGAGGTGACGTTCAGCAATTAAGAGATCAATATACAGAATTTTTAGAATCTTTAGGCGCTACAGATGAAGCTATTGAACAAGCTACAAAAGGATTAACTTTCTTTAAAGGGGTTTTAGCACCTACTGAAAAGGATTTGGAAAAAATGAAAGAAACCACTGAGGCACTTTCAATTCCATTAAATCGTATTTCTACTGACTTTAATAGTGCGGCTAATACCATGATTATAGGTGGAAGGAGTATTCAGGACGCCTTCTCAGATGTTGCGAAATCAATGGAAGATGATTTTATTGAAATATCTCGCGATGCTGAAAAAGTTCCTCAAACTATAGTAGACAGCTTTTTGGTAAACGTGGCTAAGATGGAAGGTGTAGGTGAGGCTTTTGTATTTGCCTCAGGTGAAGGAATAACAAATACTCGTGCTAGATCAATCTTAGAAAAAAGTGGAACGGTTGTATCAAATGGTTTTATAGCAACATTATTGGATAAGTCAATCGAAGCTAAAGATGTTGGTGAAACTTATGGTCTTCTTCTTGCTCTTGGAATTGAAACTTCGAAAAGCGAAGTTGAAGCAAATGCAGGTAATCTAGCCGACTTTGTTACTAAAAAATTAATTTCAAAATCTTCGGAAATAGAAAAAGCAGGTGAGATAGTTGGACGCGCTTCGGTTATTGGAATAGTAAAAGGAATAATCAGTCAATCCCCTGATCTTACTCGTGCTGTTGATTTAGTTCAGGAAGCGTTTAATCCATTATTAAAATTTGGTTCTATATTTACAGGCAGTTCTAAGGAAGTCGCAAACGATGCTAAAGATGTAATATCAGAATTAGAAAAATTAAAAAATACATCATTAAGTCTAGATGCAGGAGGTGGAGGTGGAGTAAGCGCAGGTGCAAGCGCAACAAATGACGCTTTAAAAGAAACTGAGACTAGGATTGATCAAATAAATAAAAGATATGAGGCATGGCGTGACGGTATTAAAAAGACAACTGAGAGTATCGAAAAGCTAAAAGAAAAGAATGCTGAATTAATGAAAGGTGTATCTGAGTCTATTAGAGATACAGTAGATGATATTACTGATCTTCAGGGTGCTTTTGATGAAACTACAAAAGAAAGAGATACTTCATTTTTTACTGAAATAGCAGAAAAACTTATTGAAGCTAGGTCAGAAATGGAAAGTTTAAATGATCAGATTAATAACTCTTCAGATTTAAGTGATGAAAGAAGAAAGCAATTAAAAGAAGAGTTAAAAATTCAAAGAGAGATCGAACAAAGTAGTTTAAAAATTCTCATTAATCAAGCAGGCGGAAATATTAAAGATTCAACATTCGTAAATGAAGCTGAAAAATTAGATGGTCTTAATGAAGTTGAATTATTAGCTGAACAGAATAGAAAAAAAGAGGAACAAAGACTTGCTGATTTTAATGCAGAGAAAGCAATCCTTGATGAAAAGAAATTACTACTTGAACAATTTTATGCAGGTGAAGAGATAAAACTCGATGAGATTAAGAACAGGGATAATCTAAGACTTATTGAAGAACTTCAGAATAAACAAAATCAAATTAATTTAGATTTAAAACTTGAAGAACAAAGACAAAAAGGTCTTGAGAATGCTTGGAAAATCGGTGGAGCGGCAATTCTAAGGGTCAATGATGATATTATCGCTAAACTTGATGCAAAATATCAGGCTCTAGCGAAACGAATAAAATCTGCTTTATCAAAAGCCACAGGAACTTCAGGAGGTGGTGGAGGTGCAGGTTTTAAAGAAGGTGGATTTACTCCGGCAGGAAATACAGGTGACGTTGCAGGAGTCGTTCATAAAGGTGAATACGTCATTCCTAGTAAGGTTCTTAAATCAATAGCGCCTACTGGAATATTAGGTGTGTTTGAAAATATGCGCCGTGGAATGAAAGGATTTGCAAATGGAGGATTCACAAGTAGCGATCTTTTGAAAAAAGTTGGTGGAGATACTACAAATAATAATCAAGTCACTATCAATCAGGACAATAAGATCAATGAAAATATAGACATGGAGGGTATGGGACAAGAATTACTTTTCCTTTTACAAAGTAATCAATCATAATGCTAGGATATAAAATTTCTTACAATGGAGTAACACTTAACGACCCTTCCGATTTTGAAAATCGTGAAGGTATCAGTATCGAACGTGTTTCCGGTATGTCTTCACCCGAAGTCAAACATCGCGAAATAGATTTAATCGGTCAACATGGGATTGTTGATTTTTACTCTTTTGTTGGAAAACGAATTATCACATTATCAGGTAAGGCAGTTGGATGCGATGAAGATACTTGTCTTGACTATTTAAAGACGATTACAGACGCGTTTACACTACCAAGCATACCAACTACCACAAATGATGGTTACAAGTGGCTAACTTTTGAAAAAACAGGTCAAACTACCCTTAAAATTAAGGCAAAGATTAATCGCTTACCACGAATAGAAAAAGATTTGAAAGTAAGTCGAATGAGAAATTGGTATTTAGAAATGCGTTGCGAGAACCCTAGAATTATTTCCGATATTACTGATTCATCAGATATTTATAAATCGGTATTATTAGGCGGTCTTCCAACTTTGTTACCAACTTTATTAGGAGTAACAGGAGCAGGATTCTCAAATGAAAAGACTCTTACAAATGATGGTAATTTCGGAGCGATGCCGATAATCAGAATATACGGAGCATGCGAAAATCCTGAAATTACAAATGTGACTCACGGATTTATACACAAATTTATAACAACTCTTTTAGCAGGTGAATATATTGATATTGATGTTTTAAATGGAACTGCTACTAAAAGTGATGGTACAAATGCTCTGCTCGATGAAACAGATGACAGTACATGGATTCAAATTCTGCCGGGTGATAATGTTATACGTTATGAAACTTTCGGAAATACTCCGTTAAGTTATTGTGAAATTCAATGGACTGACACATGGTTAAGCGCTCCTAGATAAAAAATATGTTTTCAATAAAAATTTACAATCAGGACAGGTCATCGCAAATTGCGAAAATAAGGAATTTTAGTTCACTTACTTTTGGAGACGCTTTAAATAGTTATGGAATCGGACAGTTTAGACTCGATCTTTTATCAGATGATGCAACTCAAGCAATACTTCAAAAATATAATAGAATTTCTATATTTGATGGAGCAACTGAAAAATGGAGAGGATATATTTATAATTGGGTGATTCGTGATAATTTTACGATTGATATTTTGATGCGGTCAATGCTCGGCTACTTAGATAAGAAACGAACAATCACTAAAAACTATGTCGCCCAAAAGCCGGAAGATGTTTTTTCAGATATTATTACTACAATGAATGTGGCAGATTTGACAGAATTTACTTATGGAGGAAGTGATCTAGTAGGAAGCGGAAATGAAGATTTTGATTTTACAAATACAACTGTATTTGGTGCGCTTGCTCAATGTGCTGAAGCGGCGAACGCTGAAATTGGAATTGACTTAGATGATAAAATATATATTAATACTGAATTTGGTAGTGACAAAACAAGTGAAGTAGTATTCAAGTTTTTACAGAATAAGATGAATGAGAATAATGTAAAATCATTTAATGTTACTGATGATGGCGATAGAATGTCGAATTACATTATTTCTGAAAACGATGAAGCAGTTCCAAAGACTTCTACAAAATCAGATGCAGGTAGTATCGCAACCTATGGTCGCTTAGAGGAATTTATAAAATTTCCCGATATTACATCACAGAATGCTTTGGATGATGCTACACAGCAATACTTAGATTTACATAAAGACCCGATCAAGAATCCACAATTTCAACCGCTAGAGCCAAGAATAAGTGAGTCACTTTACAATATCGGAGATTTGTGTAAAATTAAGTTGAAATATGGCTTTTATAATTTGGATGACGATTATAGAATCGTTCGTAAAAATTATACAGTTGCAAAAGATAATACTCCAATAGTCAATGTTCAGGTAAGCAATAATAAGATTTCAAGAGACGATTTTTTCAAACAAATCGCACAGCTACAAAGAGACGTTTACCAATTACAAAAATAATCAATTAGCTTATGTCTACTTTAGTCGGATTACGCAATAGCGGAACAAGCCAAGCGAGATTGTGGAATGATTACGATTTCTCACAATTCCTTATTGATTTTTTAAGTGATGGAGTCGTCGATGTAGACGGTGGTCATTTAGAGGTCGAGCAAAGTGCAGTTCCTGCCATGTCAGTTCTTGTAAATTTAGGCAGAGCGTATGTAACACAAACTTATGATGGTCGCACCTTTCCGGTGTCTTTTGAACTCGACGCAGATGCTACTCTTGTTATTACTGATAATGCTACAGGCTCAAATCGTGTTGATGCAATTATTGTCAGAATAAGTTCAAGTCTTGAGCCTGATTCAACCGCTTCAAATCTTGGTACAGTTGAAGTCGTACTCGGTACAGGTGTGGCGGCACTTTCGGATGGTGATATTCAAACCGCGATAGGTTCAGATGGATTTATAAGACTCGCTGATGTAACCGTTGCTAATGGAGCGGTAACTATTGTTACTGGAAATATCGCAGATACTAGAGTCGCTTGTGATTTAGGAGAATTTAATCAAATTTCAGGTAACGAACTTGATGTTGATACTATTAATGAATTGACTTCAGGGAATGGTGTGTTAATTGATGATATTCTGTTAAAAGATCATTATATTGATACAGAAGAAATTACAA